CGACGGTGGCTTGGTTGGGCGAAGACAATCCAGATGGTTTGTCCGCTTCTGACCTGTCCTTGAACGGACGCAGCATGAATCCGCATATGTGCGGTGCGTTGGTGAAGATGAGCAATCGTCTTCTCCGCATGAGCAATCCTTCGGTCGAGAACTTGGTCCGTCAGGATCTTTCGTTCGCGATGGCAGAAGCGATTGACAAAGCCGCGATCATGGGTACCGGTGCCGTTGCTGAGCCGCTGGGCATCAAGAATGTCCCTGGCGTCCTCACGTACGACATGACCTCGATCACGAAGAAAGTGGAGATCTGGAATGCGTTGTATGAACTGGAATGCAAGCTCGCGGAAGCAAATTCGCTTCGTGGCAAGCTTGGGTTCGCGTTCCATCCTCGCGTGAAGAAATACTTGAGCCAAGCTCGTGTTGGTTCAGGACAAGCGGCTGAAGATGGTTACGGTTCGTTCGTTGCGGATCCGATTGCTCAGCATCATCTGGCGAGCTACCTCGGCTATCCGTATCAGTCAAGCACCAACCTTCCGATTGTTACATCCACGACTCCTGACGAGTCTGATGTGCTCTTCGGAAACTGGGCCGAGTGTTTGATCGGTATGTGGCAGGGTATGACCATCATGGCTTCGCAGGAAGCTGACCAGGCGTTCGTGAAGAACCAAACCTGGGTTCGCATCGTGCAGGAAGCTGACATCCTGGTTCGCCATCCTGAGTCGTTCTGCATTGGGCAGCACCTCTCGATGGAACTCACAGCATAATGCTGTGGGGTGACAAAGTTGGGGTTGGACGGAAGTAATCAACCTTAACGCTTTTGATTGGAGGTTCACATGATCGGTTTGGAATCGAAACTAGTAGCAAAATATGGCGCGTCTGGAAGCGCGATTGGTACGGTCAACGGGCCGTCCATCGACACTAAGGGCTTCTACGCAGCGTTGGTGGTTCTGAGTGCCGGTGCGTTCACAGCAACGGGAACGTTGGCGGTGAAAGTGCAGCATTCGAGCGACAACAACGTTGGTGATGCGTGGGCAGACTTGGCCGGTGCAGCGTTCACGACTCTGACTGACGCCACTGACGAGAACGTCGTGGTTGGTCGGCTGAAGCTGGATGGTAATACCTGCGAGCGATACATCCGTATCGTTGGTGTGGTTGCCACGGCTGCGGCTCCTTACGGAGTGTCGGTTGTTCTGAAGGGCAAGCAATACTTGCCGCAGACCGATGAGGCCGCTGAGTTCACGGTGTAAGCGATACCTGTCGAGAGTTAGTGTTCGGGATAAGAGGGCTGGGGTTCCCAAAGAGCCCTAGCCTTTCTTTTTAGGAAACGGATTGCATAGTGGCAAATGCTGTTTACAACAAAGGCTTGGAAGAGCTTGCGAAGGCACTGTCCGATCTCGACGGATCAGACCTGAGAGTGCTGCTCGTTAAGAGCACATACACGTTTAGCAAGGACCACCTGTTTGTTGACGATGGATCGGCTGACGATCCAGCTTCGCACGAGGTCACGGTTGCTGGTTACACGAGACAGACACTCGCGAACAAAGTCGTAACACGAGACGACACAAACGACTTCACGTACCTCGATGGGGATGATGTAGTGTTCACTGGCCTCGCGGCTGGTGAGACGGTTGGTGGGGCAATTTTATTTCGTCATACGGGTACAGACACCACGGCTCCGTTGATGTCGTTTTACGATCTCGTTGATACGGCTACGAACGGCGGTAACGTGACAATGCAATGGAATACTCCCGCGAATGGGGGAGTCTTAAAACTGCAATCAGGGTAAAGGAGATTAACACATGCCTATAGCAAGTGATTTCAGCATAGCTGCAAACGGAGATATTCGGTACACCGGCACAACCAACAACTATACGGTCATTGAATTACACCGTTGGCTCGGAGACTTGATGGACGATGCGGCTGCGGCTGGCAACGACATTCTGGACATCACCGACGCAACGGCTTCGGAACGTTCGACAGATAACATCATCACGCTCAAAGCTCCGTATAACATCGATGATACGGCGGCAGAACACTTGTACGACGGATCCATCATCCAAGACAACGGCAACGTGATCTACGACGGTCTCGTGGTCATTGCGAATGCTGGCATGCGCCTTGAGATTATTCAGAACGGTGCGTTGATCTCTCCCAACTTCTGGACAACCGGCCTCAATGCGGACGCGGCGAACGGTATCTCTCACCGATTCATGGTGAAGGTACGTACGGCTGGGGCAGATATCGATGGCCGACGCTTGATCGGTATCACTCGTGAGTTCGGATTCACGTACAGCGAGTTCAAGATTAACGGTACATCACGAGGCAACAACGTCATGGCCTTGACGTATGCCTCCGACCTCAACAACCAAACAGCGGAAGGTACAGTCGCAGGGTGGACTTCAATCACCAACACCGAAGGGTATCGGTCGATTGACGTGGACGGCAACTCCACACCGGAAAATTACTACTCCGAGTGGAACAAAGACACGTTCACGATTAACCAGTTCTATGAGCGCATGAAGTGGCTCACGAGGCGTGGGTCAGGCAGCACGGTCTACGAAATAAACGGTGTCCTCTTCCGAGGCATCACACACCAGATTGCTATCGACACACCGACTGGAACATTCCAGCCGGTCGAGCCGGTATCGTGGTCCGGTGGTACAGGGCAAATGGTTGCGATCAACAGCACGACAGCCGGGACGATCATGTGGATCCAACTCCTGACTGGTGTGGCTCCCACTGATAACCAAGTCATTACTGGTACGCAATCGAGCGCAACAGCGATGGTCAACGTGACGGTGACTGAGAGAACGCTCTCGTTCCCGTTCTGCGGATCTTCGACAGGTTCAGCAATCATTGGCGCGTACGGGTTCGGTATCGAAGCGGCTGACCTCAGTGCTTCGGACCTCCTGTTCGACCTAACAAACACACAGAGAAACCCACCCAACAACGTCTCGTTCACTGTGAACGGACTTGTGAGCGGCGAAGATCGTGTGTTGGTGACTCGACTCGGGTATGTCTTCGCGTACGACACAGAAGTTGGTGGACCGTGGACGGACGGAGAAACACTCACGTTCGGCAACGGTGCGACGGCCAAGCTTCTGGAAGTGGTAGACAACGGGACGGCTGGTTATATGTACATCCGGTTACTGACCGGCTCGGTTCCTGTTGATAACGACACCATCACTGGTGGTTCGTCAGCGGCAACTGGTGCGGTCAACGGGACGGTTAGTCCATACCAAGACATCGAGCAGTACACCCTAAACGGTGCGCTGACCGGTGCAGCAGTAACTTCGGTGGTAGTGAACGAGACTATTGATTCGGACACGCCACAGAGCACGACCATTCGTATTCGGAGAGCGAGCGGGATCTACACCGTGCATACGGTGTCTGCGTGGACCGGCAGTACGTTTACGATTGCGAGTTCGGACTTCTCCTCAGACAACGCGCCTAACGGTGCGGGAGTTTACTCGTCCTACATCGATAAGCTTGCTGCGTCTTCGGGTGAGTCGTTTACGGTGGTGTTCAATACCAACCGGAACCTCTTCATTCGTGTACGAGACGGAGCGGGTACGCCAATCAAGACGTTCGAAACGACTGGAACGCTCACAAGCGCGGGTGGTTCAACGACAGCCATTCGTACCAGCGATACATAAAGAGGAGGCGGCATGGCCGCGCCTACATACAGTACCGACCTTACCCTCATCAATTCGGGAGAGGCGACAACCAACTGGACTGAGCCCACAGGGGCCACCCAAGGCGGTGTCGCCGTTGCCGAAACAGATTACTTCATCCAAGGCACTGGGTGTATCTCGAAGACGTTCAACGCAACGGGTCTTGGGGGCTTACATTTCAACAACGGTGCCGGGGTCACGATCCCAACGGACGGGGCCTTTTTTCTCTGGACCTACTTCGGTGCTCCCAACGCTCTGAACACTTTCGCGAACGGCGGCTTGCGTGTCACCTGTGGAAGTGGCGCAGCCGACTACAAAATGTTCTACATGGCTGGGAGCGACACGTATGCCTATGGAGGTTGGTTGTGTTGGCCGGTCGATCCTGCACAGACGGCAGATGCAACGCAAGGATCTCCTTCAGCCACACGGCAATTCTTCGGAATGGTTTGCAACGTGTCGGTCTCCATTGGAAAAGGAAACCCGTTCGGTGTTGACGTAATTCGTTACGGACGAGGCACACTGCAAATTGTTGACGGCGATCTTGCTAACGGCTTCGGGACGTTTGCTGGTGCTGCGGCTGAGAATGATACCGTGTCAAATAGATGGGGACTGCTCCAAGATCAAATCGGAAGCTACAAACACCAAGGCCATTTCTTGATGGGTACTTCAGGAACACCAGTCGATTTTAGAGATAGCAATAGAATTATCTTTATAGCGAGCACCACGAAAGTTACCGCGAACTTCAATCTCTATGAGGTCCGCAATGCTTCCAGTCGAGTCGATTGGACAGGTATCGCGATTACGGCCTTAGGCACGGTGAGTAAAGGCCGGTTCTTGATGACCGACAATGCCGACGTGAATCTTGATAGCTGTACGTTTACCGATATGGACACCTTCGTTTTCTTGTCTGCGTTAGAAGCGACTGGCTGTACGTGGCGTCGTTGCGGACAGATCACGGCTCCTGGGTGTGAAATCCTAAACTCTCTTATCACAAGCTACACAGGGGCTTCAGATACGTCAGCTTTAGTGTGGGACGCTAACGTAGACACGAACGGGAAGTTAGACGGCACAGAGTTCAGGAAGGGCTCTGGGACCACTCACGCGATTGAGTTGGGGACAACCAGCCCGACCGCGATCACTCTGACGAACGTAACCTTCTCTGACTATAACGCCAGCAATGGGCAGAATGACTCAGCCATTCATGTGAAGCGGACGACTGGTACGGTCGATATCACGATCACAGGTGGAACCACCCCAAGCTATAAGACCGATGGTGCCACGGTCAATATCATTGCCGGTGCAGTGACGACGGCGGTTAACGTCAAAGACACAGCGGGATCAAACATCCAAAACGCCAGAGTGTTACTGAAAGCGGCAACCGGTGGTCCGTTCCCGTTCGATGTCACGGTGACGATTGCCAACAGCGGCACAACCGCGACGGTGACACATACTGGTCACGGTCTTTCAACCAACGATAAGGTTCTTATTAAAGGCGCGAGCCACCTAGCAAACAACGGTGTGTTTACAATTACTGTGTCGGATGTGAACACGTACACCTATACGATGGGAAGCTCGCCCGGGAGCAACCCCACAGGAACGATTAAGTCTACCTTTGTGTTCTTGTACGGTCTGACAGACGCAAGTGGGAATGTCACGATGTCGAGAGTCGTGCCATCCTCGCAGCCGGTCGCAGGGTGGGTTCGTAAGTCCAGTACCCAACCATATTATCGAGAGGCTGCGCTTGGCGGCTCTGTGAGTAATACCTCAGGATACTCTGCCAACGCGCTGATGATTTCTGATGAATAACAAAGTACTCGAACTCCCACGACGAAACGCCGAGAGCGTGATGGAACGCTTGAGGCAGATGGAGATCCAGCTTGTTGAGCAGCAACAGCGGATCGATGGGCTCAATGCGTCGATTAGTGGGTTTATTCTACGCATGCAAGCCTTGGAGCAGTATGTCGCGCAGCAACGTATTGCACAGATGGGTAAAGGACCAACATGCCGTTAACAATAAATTGGGGAACACGAACGATCATAGTGCCACAGGATTATCTGACACCGATCTCTCCTGGGATTTTTGAGCTAGATGTTGAACAGTTTCGTCTCGACCTCTTAGACCTTGAAGACAGCGAAGATGGGATCGTGTTTCCAAACACGCACCGGCACAACACGACCGTAGAGCTTTCGGGGGTGGTGTACGCGAGGTCTGTGGAAATTATCAATAACTATAAAGTGGACTTCCAACCCGGGGTAGACCCCAACGAGCATTACATCATTCGCTGCGTAGGCGCGAACCACAACATTGCTGACGTACTTGCTTCAAATCACCGACACTTCTCTTTGGTGGTCAGTAACGCAGCCGGTCTGATTGTCTCCACCGGCCCGACTTTGGTGGACGCCAACATTCTCTCGATTGACGGATCTACTCAGTCAGCCCTCCTGATGCGTATCGCTTCGGAAACGATGATCGTGGGCACAGTCGCGGCGGTGATCTCCGACTCAGAGATCGATATTACCTTCAGCGACTTCGATACAGAAGAGACGACCTCTCTGGAAGGTCGCAGGATTATCTTTACCTCGGGGAACAAGGCGAAAGAAGCAGCACGAATCACGAGCTACGCAGGACAAGGCGTAGGTGTCCCGGCTCGTCTCGGGGTGACTCAACTCTCTTCTGTCCCGTCTATTGGCGCAACGGTCGTGGTGGTCTAATGGCCGGTCAAGAACCCCTCACAGAATTGCACTATTTTGGGATCCCGATGGCGTACCTCGATCTGTTCCCTAAGGGGATTCCTGTTGTTATTCGGACAGTTGTCGGCACGAGTCAATTTTGCATTTTGCACCCAGATGTGGCAGACTTATACGTAAGTAGAATCACCGATAACCTTTTCGTTCTATACGTTTACAAGGACTCGGCGGTCTCTCCTGAAGCAATCCGAGACTTAGAAGTGATGCTGATGCAAGAAGGGCAGTCCAAAGTTCCTGTTGTTGTGGTGCGGAACATCGAGATGGACGGAGCCTTCGGGGAGTCGTCGCTTCAATTGGAGGAGATGGTCGCGGCACAGGCACAAGCAGCAAGTCAAGAAGACATGGAAGCACAGAGCACGCAACACGCAGCAGCTTTGGTAGAAGCGGAAATCGAGGTAGAAATTGGCTAATCAAGATATATACGACTTCACAGCCGGGGATACGGGGTCAGTGCTACGAGTGACGGTGCGAAACCGCTACACGAAAGCTGTGATTCCTCTCAATGGTATCTACACAGCAAATCTTGTCTTCAAGAATGCGAACGGGGTGACATTGTCCCGAGCGATGACGGTGCTGACTGGTGCCAACGACGGCAAACTGGAATATCAGTTCGCGACCGGCGAGCTAGTGGAAGGGGCGATGGAGACACAAGTCGAAATCAACCACACCGCCTCAGGGAAGAAGATTTCAGAATTAGGGGTTCGGGTGTACCAAGTTGGACCGAAGCTCTCGTAAGGAACATCATGTATACGTCCAAGTATTTTGCTCAGAAAGAGTTTGGCTGCAAATGTGGTTGTGGCTTCGGGACCAAGCCCGAAGACATCGCACCGGACATTTACTTTGCTCTCCATATCATGAGAGCGAAGTTACAGATTCCGTTCAAACTCACCAGCGCGGCTCGGTGTCTAAAACACAACCAGTCCGTCAACGGTGGGCTGAGATCCACTCACCTAGCTGGTGTGTCCGGTGACTGTACCCCCGATTTTGTTGGGAAGTGCCGTGCAGTCGATGTCGATACCATCAAGTGGAGTACTGCTCAGCGTGGTGAAGCTATCGCTATGGCTCACGCTATGGGTTTGCGCGTTGGTATTGCTACGACGTTTTTGCATTTCGATTGCGAGAGTGAGCCCTACTATCGGGAAGGCGTCTGGAACTACGGAGCGAACGAAAGTTCGAGCATCTAAATGAACATCGGAACAATCATAGGTGGGGTAGTGATGATTGCGGGTGGCGCGGCTGGTATGGCGTTTGGGGTCGTGGACCCTGTCACCGGAGTTGCGCTCGTTACAAACGGCCTCTCGATCTTGGGTATCAACAACAAGTTGACTCAGATCATGAAGGATAAGGAGATTAACATCCATGTCAAAAAAGAAACGTCGTCCTAAATATATTCTCGCGTGCGTGATGGTCGGCCTCATGTTGGTCATGAGCGGCTGTGCCACCACGACCTATAACGCCGATGGAACGGTTGTGAAGCAGGAGATCGATTACACCTCCGTTAAGTTGGTGGCCGCGACTACTGTTTCGCTCTGGGCCGCGTCACAGAAGAACGGCATCAATGAAGATGATGCGGAAGCGTTGTACTACATTCTTGAGTCGATTCAGGAGTACCACGCAGATGGGAGTGAGATTAAGCCGAGTCGGTGGGCAGAAGCGGCGAAGACACAGATCCCGAAGCGATACTGGGGTCTCGCGGCTGTAACCTCCGAGCTTGTGGCGTACGAGTTGAAGAAATACGGATTGTCCGAAGTCCCGCTGACCAAAGACTCGACAGCGTTGAAGGTGTTCGAGGCTATTCGTGATGGGGCAATGATGGGCATCGCTCCTTACACTGGCAAGGGGAAGATGGCTGCGTAACCACCATGAATAGAGAGGAGTTTGACGATGCCGAATGTTTTGACGACAAAGGACGAAGTGAAGCTGCATCTCGAAGATACAGCAGGGACAAGCACCTTCGACGCGCTATTAGACGCGATCATTCTCGCCGTATCCCAAAGAATCGAACTCGCCTCCAACAGGAAGCTGTTTACGGCGACGAGGACGGAGATTCATAGCGGTGGGACGCCTCGCATTTATGTGAAGTGTCCTCCAATTACGTCGATCACATCTATCATTTACGGGCCGGGGTACCAATTTACGAACGGCCAAGAGTTGTCGGTGACTGAGTACTTGGTGGATCCGAGTGAGAACAAGAACGTTATCTACTCGACCTACGGGTGTTTCCCTGGTGGGGAAGATTCCCTGAAGGTCACGTATGTTGGCGGGTATATCTCAGCGGACACAGCAGATCCAGATCTGGATGAGCAACCAAGCAACATTCCTGATTGGCTCAAGCATGCAGCCACTCAGCAAGTGGTCTATATGTTCAAGAACCGGAAGAACCTCGGTTTGGACAACGTGAATATCGGTGATGGAATCCTGGTGAAGACTACGCAGCGGTGGTTTCTGCCTGAGGTTCAAGACGTGCTCAAGCAGTTGAGGATTAGGAACATTCACTAAATGGGCGTCCGGTACGGTTCCAGAGCACAAGCCGCAGCACGACGGTTCAACCGAAACGTCCATACGCTGCTTGGTCCTCGCATGATTCGCATCATGAATGAGGCGATCAAAGAGTTACGTGATTATGTGGTCCGCAACCACATGGGCGGGGAGAGAACCGGACCCAATCGTCTTGCCCGTAACACCGGCAAGATGGAGCAGAAGACCATCGCGACTCGGGCGAAGCAAACCGCCGAGGGAACTTCTGCCTCTATCAAAGTTAATGTGAAGTACGCGAGTACGCACATTGCTGAAGGCTCTGAGACGCAGACGATCATTCGACCGAGACTCAAGCAGGCATTGGCGATCCCGCTTTCCGCAGTGAAAGGTGCCGACAAGCGAGCGAGATTCAAGCCACGAAGCAGGCAGATCAGTGGAAAGTTTCTCACGCAGCCAGAAGGAATTATTTATGGGCGCTTACCAGGAGGAGCCAGTCAACTTCCGTTGTTTGTACTGCGACCTCAAGTCGTGGTGCCGAAGCGTATATCTGTTAAGCGCGACATTGAGCCAGAAGGTCAACGTATTCTTGCACGCATTGTAGATCGTGAAATCAAGAAAATTTTTGGTGAGGTAGGCAATGACGCCGGTTAGAACAGAAGTGCTTAACAAGTTCATCACAGTGCTGGAAAGTATTCCAGAAATTAAGACGGTGCGAAGGTTCGAGGTTGTACCCGATGACCTCTCCGCAATCGTGCTCCCGGCTGCATATCTCTTTGAAACTGCACCGGAAGACAGGGGAATCCAGAATAGGGTGGCGACGGCGACGATGCACCTGATGGTACAAGTCTTTTTCAACCTGACGATGAAAGACCAACAAAACTCAGGTTTTTCAGACGCTTACGAGCTTATGGATATCCTGGCAGCACGGCTTCATGCGATCTACCACAACAGCGTTGGGCTCTCGAAAAATGGGCTTGTAAATATAGTGGAACTTACGTACGATAGAATCATTACGAATAACTCCGTAGGCATGCTGAACTCAACGTTTGATGTTGAGTATCGGCACGATAGAGGAAACGCATTCAGTTAAAAGGGAGGAGTCAACATGCCGCAAATTCATGACACTGATAACTATACAGTTCCCGGGGGAATTAAGTTATTTTTCAACGATGGAACTGGCGAACGCGACCTGGGCAACATGGTCGATGTGTCGATGGCTCGGGAGTCCGAAGACCTCGAACACTATACGAACCGCCCCGGCGCTCGTGTGAAGGACAAGATCATTGCTCTGAGCGAATCGCTCGCCATCGATTTCTCGTTGGATGAGCCGGTGATCGAGAACTTCGTGCTGTTTTTCAAGGGTGATACGGTTGTGAACCAGTCCGCTGGTACGGCTGTGTCTACCGATCAGGAAGTAACTTTGGGTGCGGATAGCGCCTTCGCGAGCTTAGGCAAGCGTGGAGCGATCACTTCGTACTCTGCACGTAACTTCTTAGATTACGTGTATATGTTCGACGGTGTCTCGACGTACACCAACCACAGTGCCGAAGCTGACACTGCTGCTGGTACGCCGTTCACCATCCTTGCCGATGCTGGCGACAAGCTGTATTGCGGTAAGGATACCAAGTTCAACAGCATCAATATCGACGTAGCCACGGCTGCGGTCGGTTATACGGCTGTGACTTGGGAGTATTGGGATGGATCTGCTTGGTCTGCATTGACCGTTGGTGGAACTGCCGACTTCTCTGCCGATGGAACTGGGCTTATCACGGTTCCTGGCGATTGGGCGAAGACCACGGTGAACGGAATCAATGCGTACTGGATCCGAGCACAGCAAACCGCTGCTTCCCCTGCAACACCGGCCACGCTGAACAGCATTGGTCGTGGTGCGCTGGTGGAAAATACGGACGTTGCGTATGACATCGGGTCTACTTCGGTGGATGCGAAGGTTCGTGCGCTCTCTGGCTCGACCCTTGTTCTATCGGGGCAAGAGATCAAGGTGACCTACACCTATCCGACTTATGCTTCGCAGATCACGAACATTGCGAAGGTGGGCAGCATCGAAGGATCTGCTCGGTTGGAAGTGCATCCTCAGAGTGGTCGTGGGTTGCAGTTCGATATCGAAATTCCGAAGTGCCAGATCAAGGCAAACGGTGACCTGTCCTTGAACGATCAAGAGTTCATGGCGATCCCGTTGTCACTCGTCGTGTTGGATGATACGGAGAATACTCCGACCCATCCTTACGGTCGCGTGATTATGTACGACGCGCAAGCGTAATGGGCGGCTGGGATAAGTAGGTAAACCGGAAATAGCCCCGTTGCTAGGCGGGGCTAGTTCCTTTCCCCTCAACTTCTGATTCAAATCTAAAAGGATTCACATCATGGACGGGCTCTTCTCACTGTTAAACGCAACAGAGTACCAAGGCTTGGTGATTAAAGAATGGAACATCGTGCAGTTTTCAAAGCTGACTCGGGTTCTTCAGGTAATCGCAAAGGAGTACAAAGACAAAAATATCGGATGGGAAGGATTTTCAGAGACTCTCGTAAAGGCAGACGGCAGCGGAATCGCAGGCGTCTCAACTCAAATGCTAGAGTTTCTAAGTCCGTTCGTTGAACAAGCTCCTTTGCTCATCAAGGTCTCCTGTAACGCGGACGATAAGAAGATGGAGTCGTTGTCTTACACAGACGGCGTCATCCTTCTCGTGCTTATTCTCAAGGCGAACTTGGAGCACCTGAATAGTTTTTTCGGCAGGATCGTCGCCCCAAGCGCGGCAGCGACGACGGTTTCGATTTAGCTATCGAACTCCTCTCAAGCCGTGGGCACAAGCTCACAGCGTTGTTGAGTGAGTACCCGATCTCGACAGTGAACGCGCTCGCTAAGGCCGCTCAAGCGAATCGAGCGTACGACACAATAGCTCTTTCTGGCGCGGTCGCTGCCGGGGCTGTGCATGCAATCGAAGCAGGGTTCTCTGGCAAAGCGCCAAAGGCTCTGAAGAATTATCAGAAGGCCATCCTGAATTCGATCAAGAAGGCCCAGTCGAAGGGACAAGGACAGAAGGCCGATGCCGACACCTTGCTCTCAGGGTTCGGAGGTTTAGCGAAGACGGAGAGACGCAGTGGCAGAAATTAGAGTAAACCTAGAAGCGCAGTCTCGGGAATTTGCTGCTTCGTTGGAGCAGGCGACTCGCCACGTCAACGTTCTGGCCGCACAGATCCAATCACTGGCCGCTGCTCAAGCACGGCAAGCCGCAGCCGCAACACACGCAGCACGCTCCCAGCAACAAGCAACACAAGCCACACAGCAAGCGGCTCAAGCTACAAGCCGTGCATCTTCTGCTCATCAGTCCTCTGCGGCGTCTATTGGCTTGGCGGTGCAGGCGTATCAGTTACTCGCTGATGCAGCGAAGAGAGCTTTCAGTATTCTTCAGGAAGGCTTCCAAGCGGCTGTCACAAACATCGATGACTTCTTAAAAGCCTCGATTGGTACGGCTGCGGCTCTGACGAACATTGCCGATCAATCGGAACAGGCCGGGAAGTCGTTCGGTGAGATCTTCTTACAGAACCTCAAAGCCACGAAGCAGACCTTCTTCGATTTAGAGAAGCTGGCCGCTCGATACTTTGCGTCTTCGACGGACTTGCAATTAGCTTATAACGCTTTCGCGCAACGAGGCGTGGTCATTAGGAAGACCGAGCTTGAGCAGCTTGCTCAGTTGACCGACTTGATCCTCCTGTTGACACAGGGCCAGCAATCGAGCATCCAGGTCCAAGAAGAAATTCGTTCACTGATTAACGGGACGATTCGTCCTACGGCACAACTCGGTCAGTTGCTCAAGTCGTACGGGAAAGATGTTAAGCAGGTTGCGGCTGAGATTAAAGCAGCCAACTCACTTCAACCTCTGCATGAGATCCTTCGTGGTGCTGCGGCTGCGACCGGGGAGATTCAAAAGACGTTCACAGCGGCAAAGAACGGGTTCGAAACAACGCTGCGTCAGATTGCTCGTTTCGGGTTCGATGAGTTCTATGCCAACTTTGTGAAGAGTGTTGATAACCTCACCAACTTCATGCAGGCCAACGCGAAACAGATTGCTGGCCTCTTCGGAGCGATTGGCTCGGGTGTCAGTGTTATCCTGAGGGATCTCGGTAGAGCCATCACCGACATGATTCGGCTTGGTATCACTTCGAGAGAAGGCATCACCGCATTCGATGGTTTCATCGCCGGTATCGCAACCACGGTACAAGTTATCATTCGCTCAGTCCAAGTGGTGATCGGGCTGTTCCAAGAACTCCCTGAGATCTTCAAAGCGGCTGGCCGTGCCTATGATATTGCCTTCACCAACGATGATCGTGTGCGTGAGGCGAAGCAGCAGCGCGATCAAATCATCGACCTGGTTGAACAGCAACAGAAGCGAGTGGCTGAGATCGAGGCGCGTCGTAAGGGTGGCGATAAGAACGCAACGACGGAAGTGCTGGACGCGCAGAAGAACATTCTGTTTAGCATGGAGTCTCAACTCTCAAAGCTGAACAATGCAATTCGTGCGAACGAGAAACCACTCACCGTTTTAACGGAGACACTGCTCGACGGGATCGTCAATCTACCGTGGTCGAAGGGGATGAAGGAGTTTGGTAAGACCGCTGAAGATGTGATCGACCGCGTACAAAAACGGCTTGAGCCACTGACGAAGTTTGATATCCGTGGGGCCTTCAACAAGAACCTACAGGAAGTGGTTGGCGGTCGTATCACGGCGCAAACCGCAGCGGACGCCGCGCAGAACGCTCCTGAGGAACAGCTTGTTCGGACTCGTAATGAATTTTCCCCTGCCCCTGAAGACCTGGCGAAGTTAGCGAAGCTGACGAACGCTGTCACTTCGGCCCAAGACCGATACAATCGTTCGGTTCGTACTCGGGATGCGGTCACCGTTGCGGCTGAGACAGATATAGCCTTGCAGGGACTTCGTCGTACCTTGGCACTGCTTGAGCAAGGCTTCGTTGCTGTGGGCGACGATATCAACGGGCTGTTGTCCCCGGCGAAAGAGATCGGGAAGTTTTTCACAGACAACGCGACGGCGATTGCCGCTGGTGATTTATCCCTGAGCACCGAGCAGCTTAAAAACAATCTAATTGAAACGCAACGGGCGATTGCCGGTAACGTGTTCGCCAACCTCGCTCAGCAACTTGTGACGGCGAAGGAAGGGATGGAGAAGTTCACGGCTGCATCGAAGCAGGCCGCAATTGCTTTGATCGGTACTGAGGTCACGCCTAACTTAAAGGCTGGGGCTGAAATCCGTAAGGAGGTTGAGGAGTCATACGATAAGCAGGTTGCCCTGGCTGACAAGTTGTTCGAAGAGGAAAAGGCGCGTATCGCGATCAAGCAAGCCGAAGGGAAGATAGACGCGGAGCTTGCCAACGCGAACAATATCGCCGCTCATGCTGCCGGTATTAAACGAGCGGAGGACGAGAGATCCTTCCGGTTGCAGTCGGCACTGGCGAAAGAGGAAATTGCACACGCAAACTTTAAGCGAATTCTTGCACAGTCGGACACGCAGATCGCGACACAGAACAGGCGGCTTGAAGAAGAGCGCCTCCGTATTCTGCAAGCAGAGAACCAAGAGGTCGGCAAGATCCTTCAGAAGAATGCCGCCCTCACCGAGCAATCAGGTCGTCGTTTGGTTCAGGCAAAAGCAGTAGGCCCACGGACAGATCTCCAAGCGGCTGGCGATGAGATCAAGCAAGCAGAGGTACAGTTCGCGGCTGAGACGGCTTCAGTGCAAGGAGGTATCGATGCCCTAGCAGATCGGCTGCGGGTGCTCGGGCTTAATGCCACACAAGCGGATATCGATGTAGTCGCGGCTGAACAGCAACGGTTAGACGCATTGAAGGTAACGAACGCAGCGACTCTCGAACAGATGAGGATCAACAGGGACTTCGCGGTCTCGTGGGCGACTGTCGGCAACGCTGTCCAGTCTTCACTGAACACGGTTGTTGATGGGATCTTGGGAGCCTTCGAAGGAAAGAAGACCAACTTCACGCAGGCATTCAAAGGCATCGCAGATCAGATGGTGAAGGACTCGATGAAGAACGTGTTCCAGAACATCACAACCTCGTTCCAAAAAGGTTTCGAGAGCCTGACCAAGTCGATTGCCCCCGGGATGGAGAGTACACTCGGTCCTGCATTCTTAGCAGGCTTCGGGTTGATTGCGTCTTTCGTCCTCGGTCAGTTGATGGGCGACCAGGGTGGAGAAGGTACAGCGTCGAACCCAACGGTCGGAATACAAAGCACGGAGCAAGTGAGAGGTATCATCGGTGGTGAGACACAGATCCCCATCGGCGCGGTCGCTGAGAGCTTACAAGACGCGCTTGTGCCAACCAATATGTGGCTGGCTCGGATCTACGGAGCGATCAGTACGTCCGGTGGACTCAGCACGGCTCAAGTTGAAGGCATCATCGAGCGTGCGGTGACCGACGCTCTACAAATCCAACCGGCGTAATCATGGCAACGATTAACCTCGCTTCAGGCGTTACCAAGATCGGTGGTGGCGGGACGATCACCTACAAGGGAAACCCTGACCGTTGTATTTGGTGGGAGCTTGTCGGTGTCGATGCGAACGTAGAAGTCGCGCCGTTTGGTGAACTGGCGAACGAACAACATATTACCGATGCTGACGGATATGCAACCGTCTCGTACATTGCACCGGAGAGCACATTAGACCCTGACCAGTGGGACCGTATCAAGGTCCATGAAAGTATGTCGGCATAATGGCACTCTTAAAACTATATGAATCAGCCAACCCCGTCTCTATACCTTTCCCTGTGACTGGTGAAGATATCTCGGGGATCAATACGTACAGTTGGTACTTTCGCCGGTACGATTGTGTTGTGGTGTGGAGTAATGGTTTCGGCGGCTGCTTCAAGCTCTATCGAGACGGGACATGCGTGAGAATGTGTCATGGAAGACTTGGCGTCACAGTACTCATGTCATATGACGCGAACGTCGATAAAGGAGTCTCTCAGCTTACCACCGGCACGTTCATCGGCGGGGCAAACAATGTGTACAACGATCCGATTGGGATGCTGTGGGATCCATCGAAGCCAGCGACGATGACAAACCCAGCACTACCGGACGCTCATTGGAGAAACATTGTCTCAGGGAGTAGTTACTATCGCAGTCCTATCGGTGGAACGGCAACGACGAGAAATAACCTTACGAACGGGGACACGATTGAGACGATCACGTTTACCGGCTCTCAGACGTTCAGTGCCGATAAGTTTGAGATGACCGACGATGGGTGGATGATGTTGATTGATTACACGAACGGTACTCGTGGGGTCATTCGCTTTAAGCACCGAGACACTGGTGAGATGTGGGAGTCCACTGTCGATGCAGCGAAGTGTATTTGGGTGGACCGAGTACACAACAACATTTGGGTCTACCGAGCGTCCGACAGCAAGCTTTTAGTTTACGATATGAAGGTCGCCCCGGCTACGATCTCTGCTCCAACGATGGGCGCGAACCGCAGTCGGTACCGAGAGGACGATATACAGGTCACCGTGCTCGGTTCAGAGAGTGAGCCGGTACGAGACTGGCCGATAGAGTGGGTCATGAGCGACAACGTGCAGGGCCATTTAGAGTTTGAAGTGACACGGACAGACGACAGCGGGATTGCTCGCAACAGGTGGTGTGGACCTGGTGCTGATGACTATCTCGGAGGCAACTTAACCATCACCGCACAGACGGCATACTAATGTTAGAGCTAGTCAATAAATCAGTTGGCAATGCGTTTGAGTACCTTACCTGTGCGGACAACTGGGTACCGTTTCCTCCTGGTGCGACCAGTGGCTATCACGGCTGGTGCGGTATCGGTACAAGGATTTATTTAGAGGATGTGGTAATCCTCGACTCGTTTGTCTATGACGCGGCGGCTGATGTGTATCGGTTCGTGTGCTGGATGAACCAAGCGAACTACCCATCATGGAAGATCAAAGCGTTCACGTTCGATCCAGAGACCGCCACACTGATTGAAAGTTTTGAACTTACCGGCTTCGCGGTCGCGCACGCATGGACCGAAGGGGTATTCAACGGTGGGCTCAACGGTATGTATGCTGGTTATTTCGTAACGCCGACTGGCCCAAGTACATCGGGGTACGGCATTGTGAACGTGGTGCTGCCTGACGGGATTCCTCAATCGTCGATGATTGAAAACTATTGGGTGAACACGTTGACGGTTCCAGATTTAGCGATGGCGAACATGGGCTTCGCTCTGTGTCCTGAGCGGAACCTTCTGACCTTATTGAATCTCAATACTGGGATGACTGTCTGGGATATTTCGAATCGTCCTGATGGCCTTGGCACCAGGCTGTATCAGCAACCGATCCATGAGTCGTTCGCCTGGGGTATGGCGTATGAAAACACAGAGACCGTTTGGACGATGCTCTCCGACACAATCGGTGGCTCATCCAGCAACCGGCAGACGATTGTGAAGTACAACTTTTTCAGGAACCAAATCGAGATGGTGACGGAGCTTCAGGTCAATGGTGGTCCTGATCGGTTCGGACAGATTGCCTTCGACACGAAGAGAAAGAAGATTGGGGCGATCCGTATCAAGGCTAATGACGCTGACGGTAAAGCGAACAACTCGTTTGAAATCTATGCTCCTCGACCAGTGATGACGCAGATCACAGTGCCGGTGAACATTAGCAAAATCTCCCAAGATGAGGAAGTCACGTTCATCACACATTTGCTGGGATCGAAAGCCGAGGCGGGTGGGAACAAAGAGATTGAGGTGGAGTGTGCGCCAACAGCGGGTCTGATTGTTCAACCAAAACTTTTGACAGGGGCGAGTGGCAATGCCTATATCAAGGTCACTCCGACAGCGGCAGCAGCCACAGAAACTATAACAGTCTCCTATGAAGAGACAAAGGTGACAAGCTAATGCCTACAATAACAAACTCCATTACGTTTACTGTTGGTAACAACACCCCCGTAGACACTGAGTCACAAGACATACAGTTCGCGGCACCAGTCACGTCGTCTAACTTAGCAGCGACCTCTGATGCTGAGCTTCGCCGTTTGGTCTACCCGGGCGGGGCATTCGCGCCGATCATCTACGAGTCGAACCCCGACGTGTACACGAACTTTGATACATCTCCTTTGGACAAGCGTCCTCGGGCGTTTGCGACGGCCACTCTGACTGACAACGTCATTATGGGCTGGCTTGGTGTGAACAAGGATGTGGCGATTGAAGAGCGATGGACCGGCAGTGCTACTAGGTCGCGCATGAAGATGGATATGTTCTTGGCCCTCAAGGATTACTACGAGAACCCGCCGACGAACGGCACGTACATCGTATGGGAGCCACGAGACAGGACCAACAAGACATACAACATCGTGATCGAGTCGCTGACATTATCTGTGTCAGGATCGGCGGGACAAGGTGCTGGTGACTTCGAGTTTGACTATCTCGCGGTTCGTAGCGGTCTCTGCATGGGGACAGTGGAATTGCGATTCAGAATTGTGAGCCAAGTAGTCTAATGATTACGACGACCGGAACATACGCGGGCTACCTTGAACGTGGGGTGATCTACCCCAAGTGGAAGGTACTGTCGTTTAACCCCGCAACGGATACGTGGGCGAAGATCATCGATGGATCGTACGTGCAGACCCCCGTGGATCTGACACCGTTCATCGTGAAGATCGATCACTCGGTCGATAAGATCGGTGTGCAGATGGTGGATGGCCCGGACCTTCTGTTCCATCCTGATGCTGGCGCATTACGAGCGGCAATCAAGCAGGGTCGGATCATTCGCGTGTATGAAGGCTTCGAAGGACTAGCTGAGTCGGAGTGGATCGTGACATTCAGTGGGACCGTCGAAGGTACGTACTCGTGGACCTATCAACGCGGGGAGACACTCAATATCACTTTCTCGGCTTACGGGCGTGGAAATAACCAAGCCTGGAAGCGGCGAAACGTTTCGTCTCGCGCATTCACGGTCGGCTCCGACTGGGGCTCGATGTTCATGAACATCGTGAAGGACGTGATGTTGTTGGAAGACACTGAAGTTGTTGTGCCCGATTCGTGGGCAGTTGTGTTTGATAAGAACAGCAACCAAGTGGTGAACATGCCACCGTGGGATGCAATGGATCAGTTGATGTTTGGCATCATGGCGATCCCGTTCTTCAATGGTCGCGGTGAACTTGACATGATCCTCAAGAACCAGAACCGTACGACCCTGGTACTCGCAGACGATAAGTATCTGCGGAAGTATGAATCGAAAGGCAGCGGCTCAGAGACACTCAACAAGGTCATCCTCACCTATCTGTCGAACAGCTTGTCTCGTGTGGAGGGCCCAGACCAAGTACTCGGTACCGCAACGTGTACGGTCGGCTTCTTCAAACGGTCGTTTGAGATCCCGGTGTACTACAGCGATGAACGAAAGACTCGGTCGGATAATCCTCGCTTCCTGATTAAGGCGAGCGCCAATGCTGGCCTGTTAGCTTTCTGTACAGAGGAGATGGAACAGATTGATGAGTTCCATGTGAATATCAATGTCGAGGTCAGCGTATGGGCTCCGGTCATTGCGACCGCACTCTTGGCGAGCTACCTCGCGATCCAATCGATCCCTCGTGCGGTAGTCACGGCTCTCTTCGGTGGTACGACAATCCCGGTGCAGGATATCGCGGCAGCGGTGATCTTGATCGGCATCCTGCTCATCATGATGTGTTTGGGCACAGGACAATATGAAGTATGGGGGACTCCGTATGAAATGGTCTACCTCGAACAGCAAGCAGTCGCGATCAAATCAGGGGTTGAGTTTTGGGAGGAGAGGGAAAAAGAAATTAGAAACGATTTTATTTCGACGTTGGAGCAAGCGCAGCCGCTCGCCGTCAACGAACTCCACTTCGAAGTGATGAAGGAGAACCCTCGGACGCTGATGCTCCGTTACGACCCGAGACTTGAGCCGGGAGACATTATCCAATTGTCTTCTACGGTTCGAGTTTATATCGAGAGTATCCAACGGAGCCTGGTGCGAAACTCAACGGACGTACAGATGATGACCATCCAGGGCTATAGGACGGTGCTGTAATGAGCATGCAACAACCCCTCATACGTTTGATCGATGCGAGAGTGGACCGTGCAGACTCCGAGGTTATCGCCACAGCGGTCACCCCGGCGTATCGCTGGTATGACCAGGCGCTAGAGGACTATCTCTGGGTCATGGACGTGGACCTGGGGGGTGATGGCACACGACCTGACGCGGATACCATCGTGAAGGCGGTGCCCATTGCTGACGCCTCGCACGGTGTCCACAAAGCTGGCCCGAGCACAAAGGTTCGCATGCACCGGCTCTCCCTGACCAGGGGGTACGAGATCATCGGCCTAGCGGCCATTGTGGATGGACAGGTGACGGTAATTGAGGTCACGTACGGGGACGGGGAGTTTACCCTCGGTACTCCAACAACTTACGGCTCAACCTATCGGCTATTGGATTATGATGACCTGGGAAACCCCGCTGTAAACGGTGGTTATACTTATGGTATGTTACCTTATGGGACTATGGGTAAGTACGATGCCTCAGGTAATCTCCTCTACGTTCTAGTCGTCCCTTAACAAGGAGCAACATGGCAGACGTAATTTCTTTAGTAAAAGTGTTCGGTGGCTCGGCGTCTTACATTGCCGACCACGAGGCAAACTATACCACCATCGAGAGCGCGATCAACGCACTGTACGCTACGGTGCAAGGGACGGCCACGAGCGGCAGCGTTGATCTTCGATTGAACGAACTCTACGACCGTAACGGTATCTTCGGCAAAGCAAGCTATAAACCGGTCGCGGCTACGCTTAGCCCGTCTCCTTACAATCTAACAGTAGCAGCCGGTGCTTATTATGATGGTACGTCCTTCCGTAAGGCGAACTCTTCAACCCTGATTCCCTTATTGTCGTTTAGTACAGGTACGCTCTACGTTAATGTACCGACAGGTGGTATTCCTACAGTAAGCTCTTCGCCTACCGCCGACACAGTGTGGCAGTTCGCATGGAACGATACGACCCATGTGGTGTCTTCGGTCGTCTTCTATGACACGACAGCGGAGATCCTGCTCGATGGCGACGACTACGCGGAGTGTATCGATGGCTATGATGGCCTCGCGGCTCGCCTCGATGCAATTGCTTCCGGTGGTGGCTTCTTAGCGCAAGAGTACGCAGAAGATAGCGCCAACCATTCCGGTTTGAACTTCGCGTACTTCGGCGGCAACGTCCACAATGACAACGTCGTGACGACCACGGTCGATGGGACGGTCGCTCTGACCGACACGACAACGAACTATATCGAAGTGAATATCAGTACAGGTGCGGTGACGGCCAACACCAGCGGCTTCACAGCGGGTCGTATACCGTTGTTTACTGCGGTGACTTCGGGCGGGTCGATCACAGTGGTCACGGATAAACGGACCTGGGCTCGGGGTGGAGGCTCAGGGTCTCACGCACAGAATACGGATGTGGGTACAGACGCCTCGGAGTTTAAGCTACTCCGTACCGTGACCGGCACTCCATCCAGCGATGCCTTCTGGAAAGTGGAACGAGGCACGAGTCCCGATGTATCGATCAAGTGGAACGAGACACTCGACAAGTGGCAGTTCACCAACGACGGTTCGACGTTCTCTGACCTCGGCTCTGGCAGCGGTGGAGATCCAGGCTCGAACGACGATATGACGCAGTATGTTCCACTGGACGACCCTGACCTCATCGAAGAGCGTCTTGCTATCAGCACCGATGGTGCATACGTACAGAACAACATTGGCCCAAGTGGGTCAGCATACATCACTTCCGGTGATGCTCCTCAAGGTGTCACAGCCCTCGTGTTGCGCGTGGCGTTTTGGGATACGACTCCCGGCTCCGGTGTGAACGTTAAATTTAAGAACTTCAATGCGATTGCTTCACCTCTGAAAGCGTTCACGGTGTGGGGTGGAACGGCTGAGCATAGCGGGTTCCTCTCGACACTGGTGATCCCTGGAACGGACGGCACAGATATCGGCTACGAGTCACTCGTCACAGCTTCGGGTGCGGGGACAGCGAACGTGCGCGTGTGGCTCATGGGTTACTTCAAGAAGGTGACTGGTGTTGGTACACAGACGAAAGCCTTCTCAAGCACCGGCAACGCTTGCCCTTCGGCAACGGCGACCAACTTCAACAAGACCGGCTTCGTCAATCGTGGCCTGTGCTACTTGCTGAAGCTGACTGAGACGGGCGGTACTTCGACTGGTACCTATGATGTCGCGATCTACTCGAAGGATACATTCCTCGCGGCAGATCTCCTGTATCAAGCGACCGGCATTGACTCGACAGCCAACAGTCGTATCTACACCGACCGGCTTCCGTTTATGTACTTGGACGATGATGCGACGAGCGAGTTGCACATCAAGATTACTAACAACGACGGCGCACAGGCGATGACCTTCACCTTTGCCCTTACCTTGGAGCAGTTCTCATAATGGCTATTAAGTATATGGATCCAACCAACGGGAACGATGCGAACGACGGGAGTTCGTTTGCTCTCCGCTTCAAGACGTTCACGTCAGGAGCAACGGCTGCGCGTATTGCCCCCGGCGATGTTATTCGTGTCATGCGGTCTCCTAACCCCACGAGTGCGGGGATCAACGCGACATTCACGAACAAGAGCATTACTGTCTCGCTCGCCTCGGCGTTGAACGTCCTGATTACCAACTGCGACTCGGCCTGGACAGCGTCAGCCAACGTAACCTGTACAGCGGATACGGCAGTGTTTAGAACCGCAACAGGGGCGGCGAAGCAAGCGATTGCGGCAGGGTTCACCACAGGCAAGGTCGCATACTTCGATCTCGGCTCAAACCAAGACTATTCAGCGTACCAAGGTATTACCTTCTGGTACCTCTGTAGCGCGAACACGGCGGCGAACGTCTTCTCAATTCGTCTCTGCTCAGACGCAACAGGAGATGTGACGGTTGACAACTTAGCGATTACCTTCTCCGTCATAGCGAACCAATGGGTGCCGGTGCATATCGATAAGGGTTCAGCCCTCGGTGCATCTATTCGTTCTATCGCTTTGTACGCAGACGTTGACCCAGGCACGGTGAACGTGAACCTCGATAACATCAACACGACGAAAGCTGTGGGCGCAGACTGCCTGACACACCTGACCTTGATCGGAAAGAATAGTGGAGTAAACGAAAACTGGTTTGCAGTCCGGTCGATCAACGGCACGACGGTTTTGATTGATGCGTCTCCGAATAATACTTCTTCCTTACTCACTCAGAGCCGTGGGTATAGTGGAACAACGGAAACGGTACCGCTCTATTTACGACTGTGCCACACGACTGCGTTTAGCACGGCGGGACAATTCGCTTCGATAGTTCAGGACTCTGGCACAGCGGGGAATGTCATTACGTTCAGCGGCGGGTGGGACACGACCGATATGACAACACAGGACGGAGAGACATGGTTTGATGGACGGACTGGCGTATTGGTTGGTTTAAGTTTAAACGCAAGATCCTACATCAATTTCGAGAAATGTCATTGGACTCGTTATGACCAGGGAATTTCTACCAGCGGTAGCAACAACATTCGGTTCCTCGGCACAACGTATTTAAGCCATAACTTAACAGCAAATCTCTATATGGTAAACGGTTTTGATAATTACTTCGAGAAGATGGTGTTAGATTGTTCTTCTATCTACGGAGTATATTTTGGAAATAATTATAGACTTGAGTTCGGTGAGCTACTTTCTCGTGGAACTGGCGCGGCCAATCTTGCGGAGAACGGTATCAGTTTTAACCAACCCTGCACAGGGATAAAGATCAACACCCTCACCATCCAGAATTGTGACAGTCATGGAGTTAGTTATAATGTCTCAACACCTAACACAGATATATCTATCGGCACGTTGGTCATTAAAGATTGTGGTGGGACAGGGATGTTTATAGGTGACCTCTCGCAAGCGAAGTGGCGAATCGGAACGGTTACTATTACCGATAATAGTTTATTCGCACTCTCTTTGAGTGGTGCGGCAGATATCGTAATTGGCTCATTGACAACCAGCGGTAACACGAGTGGATGTATTTCAGTACCAAATGAAATTCAGTACATGGATATAGCTATTCTCCAATCCAGCATCGCAGAGGCTACTAAGGTAGCGGTTACGGCACCAGGCACCTCGATCTGGGGACCGGCTTATCTACGCTTTGAGAACTATCTCGGAGTGGCGAACGATCACCGGATCTTCGTGGCTGGCGGCGATGTGGGGATGATTGTCAGTGAAACAACGGTGCGTCACACGGCAAGTGGAGTCGCGTGGAAGATCTCACCAAAGAACGCCTTCTGGGTTTCATCATTCCCATTGGAGTTTCCAGTTGGAAGAGTGTGGGTGCAAGCAGGAGTATCGAAGACGATCTCATTATGGATGCGACGGACGAACACCGCGCTCACTGGTAGGTTGGTTGTGAGACTTCCCGGTGGAAGCCATGTGACCGATGTGTCTTCCAGCATCACAGTCGGAGCCGATACGTGGGAGCAAGTCTCGGTGAACTTCACGCCGACACTCAGCGGGATTGCAAAGATCGAAGCGCATGCCTTCGGAGGCACGACGCACTCACTCTATGTTGATGACCTCAGTGTTTCGTAAAGGAGAATCATGGCAACGTTTTATTTAGATCCTGAAGGTGGAAACGACGCGAACGATGGGACCAGCTTTGCCCAACGCTGGAAGACTTTCAACTCCGGTGCGACAGCGGCTCGTGTGGCCCCTGGCGATGTTATTCGTATCAAGGCGAGTCCTGAGCCCACCAGCTTAGGGATCACTGCGACCTGGACGAATAAGAGTCGTACGGTGACTCTCGCCTCGGCGCTCAATGCGTTAATCACCGACTGCCAAACAGCATGGACAGCGTCAGCCGACGTGACCGCGACCGCCGATACAACCATCTACAGAGCTTTCCCAGGTGATGAAGGAGCGGCCCCTAAGTCGGCTAAGCTCGCGATTGCCTCAGGCTTCACGACCGGTCTCGTGGCGTACTTCGCGCTTGGAGGCGCACAGGACTACAGCGCGTACCAAGGCATCACATTCTGGGTGTATGTGTCTGCTGCGCTCGCAGCCAGCACACTCTCGATTAAGCTCTGCTCGGACGCAGCCGGGGCAACTCCTGTTGACACGTTCGCGATCCCAGCTATTGCCTCAACAGAAGGTGTGGGCTCGTGGTTTCCTGTCTACGTCGATAAAGGCTCTGCTCTCGGTGCCTCGATCCAATCTATCGCACTCTACGCCGACTTGGATCCAGGGGCTATCGATGTGTACCTCGATAACATTGCGACGACCAAAGCGGCTGGCGACGACTGCCTAAACTACAACACCATGATCGGGAAGAACGTGGATGGGGAAACGTGGTGGCAGATCTTGAAGATCAACGGGACGACGCTCACATTGGATAATGCCCCAGGTCTTCCGACGTTTTCTATGACGACAGGACAACGTGGGTACACCGGCACGACTGAGACGGTCTCGACATGGATTCGGAAAACATTCCGTACGGTGTCTCCACAATTTAGTTTCCAGGCTGTGGCAACGATTCAAGAAGCTGGCACGGCGGGAAACCACACAAGTTATCTCGGTGGGTGGAATCCTACCGATATGAGCACGCAGACCGGAGAGACCTGGTTTGATGGTGGAAACGGTTGGGGTACGGGGCTGGTAGGCAGCGGTTACACCACCTTAGATAAACTATGCTTCACTCGGTACGCTATTGGCTTCCAGTGTGGGGGCTCGTTCTACAACTCCCTCGGGACATTGAAGGTATCGAACTGTTGCAACATAGGAATTGATTTAGCTGGGTGTTCCAACGTCACAGCCACGTTGCTGTATGCGGTGGCCTGTGAAAACTACGGCATCAATTTCTACACCTCACAATCAAACATCGCAGCGATTAAGTCGTACAGCCACGGCAATACGACTATCGGGTACGGAGTCTGGGTTGCCAATGCTTCACTTAATGTCAAGATCGGTACCATCGATTCCCACAATAACGCTAAAGATGGATGGAGTGGCACTGGTGTTGAGTTCAGACGCTTCCGTTTGACCTCTGTTACCTGTAGAGACAACGGTCGATACGGGTTTACACGCGATCATGGAAGCAGTTCTGATTTTGTGATTGACACGCTGACATGCACCGACAACGGTGAGTACGGGGCTTTCCTTTCGAGTGGAGAGACACTGATTAAGTCTTACACTTCGAGTGGGAATGTGACAGGAAGTATTCTCGGTGGGACTCCTGGCAGCTTAGCCCACGTCCACACGATTCTTAAAAGCTCAATGGCCGAAGCCACGAAGTTTCAAGCGAATGCTGCGAATAACGGTCTTCTGCAAGGTGGGGTGCGCTTCCGAAACTACAACAGCACGGCGAACGATCATCGATTCTATATGGCGGGATCAACCGCACGAATCGATGCAGAGACGACTGTGCGCCACACGGCTAGTGGGCTCGCGTGGAAGATGCAGCCACTCACGAGTGATTGGATCAGTAGTGATTACCCGTTGGTTCTTCCCTTAGCTAAGCTCGCGGTCAGGGCCAACGCGCTCGTCACCGTGAGTGTGTGGATGAGGCGCACGAACACCGGCATCACCGGCAAGCTCTTTACTGCCGGGGGAGTCCTCAATGGTGTCGCTTCTGATGTGAGTAACTCGATCACGGTTGCGGCAGACACTTGGGAGAAGGTTACGATCTCTTTCACGCCGACCGAGGCGGGAGTTGTAGAGATCCAAGCACATGCGTATGGAGGGACCACGTATACCTTGTACGTCGATGACGTAGAGTGGTCGCAAGCATAATGGCACTTCCGGTAGACCTCAACACATTAGACTACGATCACCTTGGCATGCCGTTTTGCCAGGGTCCGTCGAATGCTGCCGACATTCTCACCACGATGGATGTGGATGATATGGGGGCACCGTTCGTTGCAAACGATACCTCCCAGGCGTCCGTCCTTGGCTCGTACAGCCTCGACCGACTCGCTGATGGGTTCCCCTATGCAGACACCGCAAGCGTGGACACAGGGACGCTAGACTACCTCGGAGACGGCTTTCCGTTCGTCACCAACGTCTCGGGAACGGGAGATATTATCTTCGTGGCCGGGACTCCGGTCATTACGATCTCAGCCCCCTCCGTCAAAAACATTGGTTTAGAAAGGACTTTCCCGCTCAAGAGGGCAGAGGAGATTGACTCAAATAGCCCACTGGCGCACGTTTTCCCCTACGTGGCTGTGCAAGATACCTCCTTGATTCCATAAGGGTTTATACGTATACTTATAACTGTACGGGGCTGCGTGTCTCGTATACCTATGACTAGACACGAGGCACGAGAATGGATCTATCTAACATGACACCTGAAAGCCTGATCCTCTCAGTATCCAAAGACGTAGAAGCTCTCACCAAAACCGTACACGATTCCGCGATGCTGTTTCGCGAGAATCAAGCCATGCTCAATCAAGTGCTTCGCGATATGCAAGAGCACAAGTCTCTCGACGCGAAGATTCATGCCGACTTCACCACGATGCAGACACACGTCTTCGGTACACCGCAAGACGCCGGTCTCGTCACCAAGGTCCACGATCTCAACGGGAAAGTTGGAAGTATGTGGAAGCTCTTGTGGGCCATCATTACCGCCGCAGTCACAGGTGGTGGAGCACTTGCCTACTTCAAGTAAATGCCGCTTCGGTTGTGACACTCCGCTTCCTGGTCTCACGTTAATTTATTATCCCCAAGGTTGTTGGTGCTGGCCTGAGAAGTACCAATGGCTCTGCCCTCAACACGTCGAGAAAGGTCTTCAGAACAACGAAGGCTGGACCGTCCTAGGTTTCCTCCACAAATAAAAAAGGCTGTGCCTTTCGACACAGCCTTCTTCATTACTTAATAATGATCCCAATGTTACACAGGGCTTTTTTCCACCAGGCCCCTACGGAACAACGTTTGGGATTTGTAGGTTCTTCGGGGCTTGGGGAGGGACCAGGTTAACTGATTTCACTCCTCTCGTGCTGCGTGTTGACTCGTTGTTGGACGTATCCACAGCGGTCAACTCGTAACAAAGCTGCCCATCGAACACCGGGACCGTGGTGTCCACGTACGTCATGGACGGACCAGTTCCCTTCAACACTGACACCGCAGTTCCGTTAATCATTAACGGCTGCAACGGACCAATCGGACAAGTCCCACCGCTGGCATTGCCACGGTAGATATTGTACTTGGCAAGATCCGTCTCAGTGTTTTGATCCCACGTCAACGTCGCTTCAGCCGCATGGCTGAACTGGTATGACAGGAGCATCGCACTGAGAGCTAACGCACCGACCAACAACCAACGCTTCATAGAGAACCTCCTAGTGAAAGTGGGGCACATATCGCCCCTGTTGAAAAGCAAAACCGATGCCACCGAAAATCACACTCTTATTGGCTTATCTAAAGCTATACCGTATGCTTTCGCCAACGTCCACTCCTCATTTGTGAACACATTTTTCTTCTTGCATTTTTTACAAATCGCTGTGGTTGCTGTGCCATAATGCACGGCCAGCCAATAGTGATTACAGGGAACCAGACTCAGGTGACTCAATGCCACTGACCTCCGCGACCGAATCGCAGAGGCGTTTCACCCAGTCCTTCCTGCGCTGATCGACCATGTTAAGGACGTACACATGACCGGCCATCCGGTCGAAGGCGTGCTTACACAGCAGCCCGTAGATCGCGCTGTCTATCAGGGATTGATAGCCAGGTGCCGCGACCCGCATCCCGTCCGCTTCAGTTTTGAACAGGCCGGTCGGACAGTAGAACACGAGATCGAAGGACCAAAGATCCTCGACCGATCTGTCTTCCCAATCCTTCCGCTGCTCCTCAGTCACGATGTTCCCACACCGCCGCATGCCGTAGACGTAATTGTCGAACAGCAGCCGGTCGGTCACATAGTGTTTGTGCTGACTCCGCTTCTCTTGCAGGAGTTGGAAGATCAACCACTGCAACGCGAGAAGCTGTTGCTCGCTCATGTTCTCTTGAGCGGCTTCGTTCTCGATGCCCATCTGCTTGAAGGCTTCGCGACCGACGCTGCCCACGTACGGTATCCCGTACTGTTCAGCCAGCCACATTGCCATCGTTGATTTGCCGGTCCCACCGGCTCCGGTGAATGCTACTTTCATAGTGGCGCACTCTCTAACGCTAAGGCACGCATCGAGAGGCTATGGATACGAGCGTTCAGTTCAGCTACCGCTCGCTTCCGTTCTTCCTCGCTGCTAATCAGGAAGTAGCCGCCACCTGATCCATCGGAAATTGATCCGATAGGTACCATATCGCTTTCGATCAGTTTCTTGACGATCAGTCGAACCGTCCGTCTACTGACCCCTAATTGTGTTGCGATATCCTTGTAGGTAATCGCGTTGTCAGCACCTTGATGGTTTTCAAGGATGCCGAGAATCTTATTTTCAACGACCATGCCCATCGATCCACTCCCCATCGATCTCGATACTCAACCAGCCCTTTTGCATGATGTACTTCTTCCCATCCCGATCTTCGAAGAAGTGTGTTCCCCCGGGGCTGCAACGGAAGTGCCGCACATGCTCGAACGAAACCTCGACCATCCCCTGTTCAGTCGCGAACAGGTACGTCCGCTTCCTCTCAAAAACCTGGTACCAATCGTCCTTCTTTATCATGCTGCTCCTCTGTGGTTATGGTCTTCTGGTCGTACAGGACCAGTTCAACCTTTTGTCTGACTACCTTCCAATGCACACCTAAGGCTTTTGCCACGACGTTCATTTCCAAGATCACTTGTTCGATAGAGCGGTTGGGAGCCATGTGCTTCGTGGCGTAACAGTAGATGTTATCCTTGAGCACTGGGTCGCCGTAGATCCGAGAGTACTTCCAGGTCCAGGTCTCAATATCTTTCCGCATCCGTTCACGGCACTCGGCATCCTTCAGCGTTATATGACATTCGTAATACACTGGATCTCCTCGGTACGGAATTTCAAAACATTGTTCGCCGTCTGTGTGAGAAACAGATAGTCCCACTCATCGATCACGAAGCACTCACCACGCACTGGGAAGTTTTTAATTGGGCCGTTCTCGATGAGTCTTCCGAGAAAGCTTGTACAGGAGATCATAAAGGTGGGCGTCCGTGATTCCTTTTTTCGCTTCATTGCTGCTCCCTGTTATCGGCGCTCGCCCCATTGTCATTTTGAAGGCCATCGTTCGAGCAATCGTCCATCCAGTAACAAACGCCGCTGCCTGCAAGAATGACTTGATCTGAGGGTTCTCCCGCAGGATCAACTTCGAGAGAGGGCATAGCATTCTCTGGCCGTTCCGTTCCCATCGTCCTTCCATCCAACTCACGCCGATCTCACCGGTCGGCACGACTCCGTCAGTTGGAAGCTCCTTTACGTTCATTTCTCTCACGAGTCCACCTGATCCTTTTGCCGCAGTTAATGCACTTGGCCCAATCGTAGGTCGTCTCTCCCGGCACATGCTCAGGGGCTAATGTTCCCTGGCACTTCGGGCACGGCTCTCGGTACAGTTCGATTCTCATTTCAGTCAATGCCCCCGCGAGCATCGTTGTCCCATACCTGCCACAACTGAACCTTCCAGTCATTGGCCTCGACACCGGGGAGTGTCTTGACTAGCTGCTTCCATTCTTTTGCCTTCGCCGCCACCACAGCTTGCTCAAGAGCCGCTGCATTGACCGGCGCATCCACACACAGTGTCACGTAATACGTCGCCCTAAAACTCATCGTTGCTCCTAAGTAAAATTACTATACGCTCAAAACGACCAATACTCAAACCGTCTCAGCCACATGGAGTCGTTTTGCAGCAACCACTTCATGTTCGGGGCATCGTTCCCCTCTAACAGTTTCCAGAACCACTCATAGCGTTTCTGGAAGTGCTCACGAAACAAATTCCTGTCGTTCTCAAGCTTCCTTATCTGGGATTCGAGGCTCTCGATTTTCTTCTTGAGGTCTCGAATCGTACGTCGTTCCCGGGTCATGATCCCAACACTCCCATTTTACAGTTACAAAATCTTGGTGAAGCCACTGTGCAGCCTTCTCACCACGCTTCATACAGGTATCGTAATCCTCGTACGTCTTTGGTCCTTTGAAGTACGTGGGCTCACCGGCACCGAAGCCGATCTCCGTTGTCATAATAATTACAAGCCAGAACTTCATTTAAACTTCTCTACGCTCCTCTTTGCCGCAGTCTCAGCCATCGAGTAAAGAATATCGAACACGACTTCCATTCGTCTGAAATCACTTCGGAGAATCTTCGTGGGTATTGCTTGTTGAAATATAGCCGACTCGTACCCACGTCTCGGACCAAGAGGGAGGCCAACAAGTACCACCGCAGCGGCACCCGCTCGGGTATATTCGTCAAGCTCGGCTCTCTGTAGATCGCTGACCTCAAGTTTGCGCTCCTTCTCACATTGGGGTATAAGCTTGAACTCAGTCCACACGGTCACCCCGTTGATCGTGAGACTCATATCGAGGATGCCTCCGGTCGCATAGTCCGCATGCTTGCGCGACACGAAGCTCGCGCCAGGATGGACTTGGTTAAGCCAGCCCTTGAACTTATCTACGAACCAGGTACGGTATTTATTCTCAGGCTTCATGTCTCGGGAACAACTCCTTCGTGTAATAGCAGTGGAGAATGTACGTGCCGCCGCTCAGTTTGATTGTGCTCAGATACTTTGCATTCCCCGGTACGATGAACGTTGAATCTGCCCCAGTCATTAGCAAGAAGAATACCAAGTGCGAGCGCCAGTTCCTCGTCTCGTCGTGCTCTAACCACATGACTGGCGTGCCTTGTTGTTCGTCCGCATGCAGGGGCACCACGTCGCCGTCGAGCAAAATTGTCGTTCGTTGTTCAACTTGGTACTTTAGGATCTTCATCGTGTGTGCTTCTGTAAGTGTGTCTTCAGTAACTCAAGGGATGCTGACTGTTGGTGTATCGTTGACTTCCCATCCTCGAAGGTACGAACCACGTACCACGCAGACGCGATAATCAGATCCTTCTGATACAGCGTCAGGTTCCGCAGCTTCTCGTGGTACTCGGCTAGTGCTGCGTCTTCATCGTCCATCGCCGCTTGTTTCTGTCCGCATCCCATTACAGTTCCTCCAAAAGGATTCCGGTGAGCAGACCGGATATAAACGAGAACACCGCCACGAAAGAGGCAAGCCAGGGATCTATGTGGTTATACATCGCGATCCCGGCTGCTAAGACTCCGAAGAGCACAGATAGAATAGGCATTAGAGGAACCTCTGCACTTCGCTCGTTGTCCAACGCTCCCCGCTCGGGGTGTCGAACGCCATGCACTTGGTGTTGCTGTGGTAGCGCATTGAGGTACAGATGTACGTCCCGCCTACCTGCAACAATGGCCTCGGCACTTCCTTGACCTGGGCCATCTTGGTCACGGCCAGCATTCCATCAGGCCGCTTCTCGACTGAGTAGACTGAGTTCTTCGTTTCAATGGTCATGGTTTCTTCGGCAACTCACAGGAGTCTGAGTCGCAGCCTTTCACTGTCTCTTGGTTCACGTCCAGCACGTCATACGGCAATTCGATAGCCTTTGTCCGCGCTGCCTTCCGCTCATAGGTCGCGGCATCGATCTCCTCGTAGGGAGCGAGCTTATAGATCTCGTGCGGGTTGTACGGTAGGAAGGAGACACTCTTCAGCTTGTGCTGGAAGATCTCTAGCGCAAGTGGGATGTCTTTGGCTTCCTGCTCGGTGAAGTGGACGGTGATCGAGACTTGATTGTCGGCCCACTCCTTCTGCATGAGCGCGGCCAGTTCAAGCTGCTCCCACATGGACGCCTGTGCCTTCCCCTTCGAGAAGTACGGCTCGTGGATCGGAAATTCCACGACCATTGTGTTCGCGGCCTTCCCCTCTTCCTGACCGTAGATGTCAGGAACAACCTTATACCCCGCTGCTTCCAGCTTCGGGAGGATCGGAGAGTTGCTTGTAAATCTCACTCTCCGTAAGTAGTACTCGCTGTGTACGTAGTGAATCCCAGGTGCGACTCCCGCGAGAATGGACACGGTGCCTGAAGGCTTCACACTCGTCCGTTTGATTGACTCGGGCACGGCCAACCAGTCTGAGTACGACGCATCCAATCCCGTCAAGAAGTCGTAGCCCCTGTTGCACCAGCGAATGAAAGCCGACGCGCCAAGCTTTTGAATGGCTTGTGTCACGCCGCTCATGGAACAGCCAATGCGTCGATTGCGAGCGATAATCTCGTCCGTTTGCAAATAGCCGGTAGGTACGAGTGTGACCGACTTTGCGTACAGATAAGCGAGCTTGAGTGTTTTGAGATAATCGTCTAGGGTCGCGTGATGACTCGGGTACGTCTCCACCAAGCAACATAGTTCACCATCCTCCAAAGTTTGCTCACTGCAAGGGTTGGTACCCATCGCAAGAAAGTCTGTTCGGGACGGAATTGAGCCATCCATTCGTCCGTACATTCGGCAGTTGTCAAGCCACAGATATCCAGGTTCTCCATACTTAGCAGTAAGAGATCCGGCCTCACTGTAGTCCATTCCAACATGGGCTCGAATAGAATTGTTTGAGAAGGCGCGGTAATCCGCGACCTTTCCGAGGTCTGTTTTGAGATAGAGGAACTCATTGTCTACTGGTTCTCCTATGGCAATCTGGGCTGACCGGCGCACGTTGCCTGCGACAACGCAGCGCCCGATCATGTTACAGCAGTCTACGATCCAAGCCGAGTCCACGCGCTTGCCCATATACTCTTCGCATAAAGTTCTCAGCGAATCGTGAAGGCGCTTGAGGGGGCCGGGACCGCTGCTCACTCCACCGAATCGTTTGATCGGTGTCCCAGCCTTACGAATACCGGAGTAGTCGAACACGACTGTCGGACTGCCAGATGCTAAGTACGTGCTTAGCAAGACTTCGACAGACTTGATCCAGCCTTCTCTAGTGTCGTCAATCTTGATGTTCAAGATTGCGTTAGAAGGTTTGTTGATCCCCGCTTTGCCTGCTCCAAGGGTGTCGTAGCCAACTCCCACACCAAGCATGGTGAGGTTCATCAGTTGGGCAAAGACTTCTGGTTGCGGGTTACGAGTAGAAAGAAAAGCACAGTTGTTAAGTACTGCTCCTCCGTGGGCTTCGACCGCCTCGGTCCCCATAGCATAAAGTCCTCGGCCTGGGGGTGTGAATTTGAAATTGAAAATCCGGTCATACATCTCCATTGCTGTACGCTGAGCACGCTCTTCCGAAAAAGGTCGGTTGTGAATGGCACAGTGGATCCGTAATGTGTGAAAGCACCCCTCGACAACCCTCGCGACCGTTTCATACCACTGCTCCTTTCGTCCTGAGCCCCACAGATTCCGAGAGTAGGTTCGCCAGTAGGTGACCTCTCCCAGTGTGGACATTGGGCTCTCGTGCTTATACTCCGCTAAGAATGATGCCGGTAGAATAGATTTCATTTAACCGTGAGACTCCTCTTCCGCTGTCATGCTGTCGAGAACTTTGTCCTCGTCAACGTTCGGTTCGATATGCTGGCCGGTACCGTCCGCGTTCTTCTTCCACTTGCGGTTGCGGTTGACGACCATCTTGGCATCGACGTACGAGTGGATATCAACGTTCATCACGGTTGCAGCGTGGTAGTTGACCACCATCGAGTCGGCTATCTCTTTCGCGATCTCCGGTGTGAGCCGGTACTGATCGTCAGGTTTGTGCGCGTACTTCTCCATGCACTCAAGCCCCATACGCATGGCCTTGAACATCGTGCGGGTTGCCTCGTTCGCGATCACAGTGACCTCTAAGGCTTCCAGCAATTCATCTAACGACCGTCGCACGATGGCGAACGGGGAAGGTCTACCGAAGTTTTCTGTCGCCCACTTTCCGATTGTCTCTTGCGTTTCCATAATTCTCCTTAAAGCAAATTAAGTGCCAACCTAACAGGAAGGGAAGTCCTCAACATCAGCCTCAATAAACGCCCGTTCATAGCTTTCCGTCGTAGCTTTTTTGTTCAGTGCCTTGGCGATCTCTTCATATATGAACGCTCGCTGTTCAGGAGTGAACGTTACGGAGAACAACCATACATGCCCCTCAGGGAAAGCTTGGGCAATATCCCTCGGACTGATCTTCATTCTTGTCCCCACCAATAGATAATCAGAGCGCCGAAAATATGTGTGATACCGAGCCAAACGAACAGCGTCAGGTACCCACCCTTGAAGGTCCACAGGAAGGCAGACAGCGTGAACCAATACCAGGCGTACATCATAATGTTGAACCGTTTCATCATCGGCCACTCCATGACGTGCCGACCGTGGGCTCCCACACCAACGGCACGCGCATAACGTTGTCTAAGAACTTTGGATCTTCCAGATCTCGCTTGAGATCTTGGATCTGTTCAATGTTGGTAATGTCACCGTCCACTTCGTCATGCACCGTCAGACGCATCGTATCGAAGTAGCCGCCGTCATACGCCTTCACCAAAGCCAGCTTCATAATGTCCGCAGCCGATCCTTGGATCAAACGGTTCAGTGCCACGTAGCACTTCCGTTTCATTTCAGGGTCAGTCCAATCGAAGCGCCTGCCCTTGAGTGTGATCGTGGGGATACCGCAGGCAGCTTTCCTTTTTTCTCGGTCTCGGAGTTGTTTCGCGGCGGGAAAATACTGGTTATACGTCGCGAACATTTCTTCTGCTTCTTTTTGTGGGACTCCCATCTCTCTAGCGAACTTGGGTACTCCCATGTTGTACAGGGTGCCGAAGTTGATGTTCTTGGCTTTCTTTCTCGGGAGAAGTCCTTTGAGGACTTTCTCTGCGACAAGCTTGTGGAAATCGACCGTTGGGTTTTCATTGTATTCCTTGATTAACTCTTCGTTCTCCGAGTAATGAGCAAAGAGACGAAACTCAATTTGACTAGCGTCGAGAGAAGCAAACTTTTTCCCTGGTGCCGGGATGATGAGTGAACGTAGTAAGTACTCTGGGCCAATCTCAGCCTCCTGGTTTTCCGTTGACCATATCTGTTGTGGCTGTGCGCCTGCTCCCATACCCGCGCACGAGAAGCGACCGGACACGGCTCCCTTGGATCCCCCTTCACCGTCTCGGTCTCGCAATTGGTTCAGTGTGTACCGGAGGATCGGGGTCGCTGGATCGATGTTGTCAACCCAAGGCACGAGGAACGTGTTCAGTAACTTGTGTAGCTGCTTCGCCTTCTGCACCAGCTTCGGGAACGGATGCTCCATCCCCTTGATGAATTTCTTCCCGAAGTGTGGGGAAGACTTCACCATATCGACTTGACACTTCCAGCAACGGAAAGGCTTCTCACCTTCGTACGCCGGGAATGCTTCTTCACAGGTCACCGTGGGGCATTTCCAGTTCCACGGATAGCGAATGCCTAGCTTGTCGCACTCGACTTGGACTTGTTTGGGTGAATTGTAATTAACGCTCCCCAACGTCCGCTCAACCTCTGCCAGATCCTTACGTGCAAGATCGATC